TAGTAATATCTTGTGATTTACCGTGACGTAATCCACCTGTTAGTCTATCTGGTTTGCTGTGTCCGTGTGTGTTACCTTCACGACCAAAAGTATTAGACCGGCCTGCTTTGATTGCGTGTTCTGCGGCTTCGTCACCATACTTAGCTTTGATGGTGCCTAATATTTCGTCTGCTTTATCATATTCTTCATCACCGTAATCGTAGTTGCTGTTATCGTGATTTTCCCACCCACTAACTATAGAGTTGGCATAATCAGTAATTAGTTGGTTTAACTCACCACCTGTAGGTTCTTTCCAACCTTCAAGGAAGTTGCCGCCGCCTGCTGTTTCATCAGTAAGTTCATCACCTATAGCACCGCCAATAACTCCGCCAACTGGGCCACCTAATGCGCCACCAGCTACCGTGCCAGCAATACGACCGCCCAAACCTTCGTCAACACCATAATCTTTTTGCAAATCATCATAGATTATTTGTAACATTTTTTCAATATCATCTTTTGGATGATAACCTTGGTCAATCGTAAGTTGCTCAACTTTATCGTGTATTTGATTTGAAACAAATTTTTCTATATTTGTTTTTGGATTAGCGTAAATGTCATAAATGTCAACATTATCGCGAGCAATATCTTGTAATAGAATATCTACTTCACTCATACCAGATTCAGATAATTTTTTTACGCCGCCGATATTTGAAATAAGTTTACCAGCACTGGTTTGATATACACCAGGAGTTTTGCCGACTATTTTTGCCTCTGGATGACGTTTTGTAATAGCGGCATGGCGAGCATCATGATTCATTGTGTCGCTCCCTGGAATATAAAGTTCTCCAGTTTCTTCCAAACGGTTAAGAGCTTTACGAATGCCACTGCTGCGTTGATCATCTTTGCGATGATTTTCTTTATCAAATTTTGGCATACGGTCATTCATTGATTTGCCCATATCTACACCTTGGTCAAAATTGCGCATAGCACGGTCCGAAACTGCGTGGGCAACATAGCTTTTTAATGTATCTGGGCTTAGTTCTTTTAATTCTTCTGCTTTACGACGTGCTACATCACTCATATGAGTAACTTCACCACGTGGATCTACTGGCTTGCCTTTGCGTGTAGGAATCTTTTCCCAGTCACCTTCGTGACTCCATGCTACAGGTTTACCATCTGGTCCTAATTTAACTGAATCACTTGCTTCTTGTGTTAAACGGTCAACTGCTTTGTGTATGCCTTTGCTGCGCATAAATGACTTATGGTCATCTGCTTCGCCATCATCTTCGTCGCCTGTTGCCAATTTATGTGCAGCACGGCTTGCTAAGTTGCTGGCAGAATTTTCTTCTCCAGAGCTACTTGCTTTTTTGATATAGTCTTTTAATGTATCAATACTTAGTTCGTTAACTGGTTTCTTTTGCATCATTTCAGCATCAACTACACCTTGTGCGTCACTGCGTGATAACCCTTTTTTCTCTAATTCAGTTACACGACGTTCGTATTCTTTCCATTCTGGGTTTAATTTGTTTACTTGCTGTTCGGCAAATGCTTCTGGTGGATTTTCTTTAAGCATACGCTCAACTTGATTAATCCATCCACTAACATCGCTTGAACCAATTTCTTCTACATCACCAACATAGTCAGCTACATTATCAATAGCGGCAGTAACTAATTGTGGACCGTATTGTTTTAATAAGTCTGTGCGTTGCATCATAATACGACGTGTAATAGCATTAGCTACTGGATTATCTTCATCTTCTTTTAGCTCGTCCTTGTGCTTACCGATCTCACTTGGATCCGACGAGTCAATAACTTTGCCTGTTGTAGGATCAGTTTTACGATAACCACCGCCCATTTTTACTTTAATAGGCTTCCTGGCTACCATCTTTTTAGTAAAAGGATCGTAAACTTGACTGGCTTCGTTTAAATCTTCTGGATTAAAAACAATAATATCATTGTCATTCCAGTCCATCATATATTCGCCAGTTGGAACTAACTGAACAGCTTCTGATCCGTCTTCAATTTCACTAATGCCATAGCCAAATTTAGCAAGGGCTTCTTCGGCAGCTTCTTGTGCGTCATAATCTTCTTCAGCTTCGCACCATTGTTTAGCCAACTTGCGTAAATGTTCTTCGTCTCTGCCAGCTCTCCCTGGAGCAAATTTTTCTAAGTGACCTTGGTCCTGACTTCCTACTGGATTAGCGGCATGGATAGCTTTAATCTCTGCGTCAAGTCTTGCGGCTTTTTCTGTGTTACCCATGCGACGTGCTAAGTCACGCAATCTTTCTAAGCGGTCAAGTTTGTCTTGATCTTTAAACATTACATCACCGGCACTTTCTTGAACTGGCTCTTGTGCGTCTGGAGCAGGGTTTTTTAATTGTCCAATTACTTGTGCTACAGAACTATTACTTTTTAAATCTTCCAAGCGATTAAGGATGACTTCGCGAGCATCTGCGTTGGCATCTTGTTCGGCTAATTCTTCTAAACGGTCAAACAATTCGTCATCACCTAACAAGTCATATAGTAGTTCCGTTGCGTTAGTAGCATCAGCTCCTACTGGTAATTCTTGACTAAGCAAGCTAACTAATTGAGCTTGTTTTTCTTTGGTATCCGGAACAGCCCAGGTGCCTTCAGTGATAAGGTTAGCCCAATCTTCAAATATGTTAGCTTCTTTCATTTCGTTTTCCTTTTGTAATCTTGCCAATAAAGGCAATGCTTGTTCAATGCGTGAGTCAATATTTTGTTCGATAAACATATGACGCAAGTCTTCAATAATAACATCTTCGTCTGTAAGAGCAGCCGGATCCCATGCCTCAAAATACTTGGCATAGCCACGTGTTGTGCTTAAACTTTTTAAGTTATTTTGTAATGTTTCATAGTAGTGCGTTGCTTGTTCTACTAAATGTTGTGTTTCGCCTTCAAAGATTTTTCCTTGATTAGCACGACGGAAACGACTTAGCAAATTCATTTCATTTACAATAGTAACAATATGATTGCCACGAATATCATAAGGCTTGCCGCCTTGACGAACGTGTTCTAACATAGCACGTCCTGCGGATAATTTTGTAAATGGCAGTCTAAATCTTTCGCCATCTGCTGTTTCAATGAACAATGATTGTATGTTGCGATAACGAGCTTCGCCTTCGCCAATATTACGTTTATGCTTGATCATCAGTCTGGCTTGGGTCGCATCTGCGTTATAAGATACATCCTTTTTTCCTTGCCAAGATTCAAACAATCCTTCGGATAATGCGGCTTGACCTTGCATACTATATTTTAATTTGTTCAAGTCTTGTAAATTAAATGTGCCCGGAACATTACGTTTTGCGAACTGCCGTAACTGGAATAGAAACCCGTCAAACCAGCCTTTTTTGTCTTCTGGCTCCATACTTTTACCAACATTGTCGCCAAAGAAAACATCCAGGTCTACACCGTTAAACATAATAACAACGGTGCCATAGTCCTTGCCGGATTCGCCTTTGTAGTCAAAGGAAAACATTGTAGCTTGTTCTGGACTAGCAGCTGGTTTGCCCTGGGCATCTAGGGCTTGTGGCTCAAAATTCTTAGTAACTAATAAGTCAAATAGTTGTTTGTTCGCGTTGTTCATGGACATAGTATATTATTTATGCTAATACATGGTAGATATGAACGGCAATGGCGGGGTAATACTTTCCCCGAAATCACGCATTTGGGTATCCATTTCTGGATGGTAAGTTTGTAATAGTATCATCATACGGGTAACTAACAGCGTAGCCATGACTAAGTCGTCGGTTGAGCCTGGTTTTGCCGCATAACTAACTCCGTTGGCTACAAAAGTTTTTAGCTCGGAAATTAATGGGCGACTGCGTAATTTCATTTTTCCTGACTCAATTAGAGTTTTCATTTTAGAACAAGCTGTAAGTTTGTTTTTAGGGCTGGTATTAAATCCTTTGCGATACCTTCCGGCTCCTCTCGTAGGGTCCGACAGGAAATAGCCCTTGATATTTTCTTCTCCATACTGCTCAATAGAGATTAGTGCCGCTTCACCAATAGTGTTATTTTCCACGGAGTAGTAGATAGACTCTTCGTCTTTTACAATGGTATAAATGTATTTTATAATGTCTGCTAGTATGCGAATTTGCTCGGGAATAGGGGTGCGATTGTGTTTCCACTCACCTATTTGCTCTGTGGAGTTTGCTTCAAAAATTTGTATAGCAGATGGATCTCCACCAGTGCCCAGCGATGGATCTAAGCCTACACAATACATTCTACCTGGTTCAGGTTGTTTATACCAACGCACTTGTGCTGTGCGGTGAACGGGCTCTATTCCCTCTAAGTCTATCAACTTAGCCGGCGCAATTAGCGTCTCATCATTGATAATAAATTCGCAGTCCATCTCACGACGGAAACGGTCTTCACCTAATTGTGCTCGCTGTGCCGCGGCCCATGCGTCATCTCTGTCTGGATGTTCTTTCCAAAAGGATCTAAACGGACGGAATCCATTGATGCCTACTTCTTGTGGATTGCCATGCGAATCTTCCAGCTTATTCGCTCCTTTCCACAATAACGCAAACTGATCTTCGTCTGAGTTAGGTGTAGAAGTAATAATACATTTACCACCAGTTGCTAGTGTTGGAGAGATGGATGTCCAGAATTCTTGCGCCACAGAGGGCCTAACGAATGCGAACTCATCACAATATAGTAGTGATATAGACATACCACGACCTGTGTTTTCTGTGGTTGTTGCCGACATAATACGCGAGCCGTTTTCAAATTCTATTGAGCCTTTATTGTAGTTTGTTGCTCCAGCACGGATATGATCAGGACACATTTCATAGGCATAGCGAACGCGAGTCATAATCTCTTGGGAGCCATCATACTTGTGTGCGGCAATAAGAACTGTGGAATCTGGAACAAACATCGCATACCATAGCAAGTATCCTGCAGCGGAAGTGGACTTACCAGTTTGTCGTGGCATCATACTAATACTAAATCTATAATTATGATATGTTTTGATTAGTCGTTCTTGATACTCATATGGATGATATTGCATTTTACCGCGAACTGGATGCTGTATATAGAAAAAGTGATCCATGAAGTATTCAGGACCAGTTACAGGATCGGCACAGGCGGCAAATTCTATAAGCTGTTGCTCAGTATAAACTTGCGGTTTGAAGGGTGTTTTAGCTAACGAGCTTTGGTCAAATGCCATAAGTGTATTTAACCGTTATAGTAGTTGGTTAGTAGGAATTACTCTCCTAGATTAAACTTCATTCCTGTTGCTTGTTCGATAGCAGTCATTGTAGTTTGATATTTTGGTAAATCAGCTACCGGAAGTGGGCTATTAGGCATCATGTATGCCATGACTTTTTTGCTGTTCTTTTCAATAATAATCTTATAAAGAACGTCAGGAACCCCAACACCATTGCCAATTACTTTGTGATTAATGCCGTAGATACCACCAGAGATGATATAAAAGTCGCCGCCTGCCATGGCCCAGTTACGTTCCCAAGTTTCTAACTGTTTCCAAATACCGCGGTTGTTGTTAGGCACTTGTGGTACCATATTGGACAGGAAGAATGATTCACTCATTACTTGTACTGACTGTGTGTTGTTACCAGCAGGGCTCATATGGCCGCGGTCGTATGGTTGACCTGCGTAGTCTTTAAGCTGGGCTTGACATTGTGATGATACTTGTGGATCTGGTCTAAAGTCATCTTGACGTTTGAATCCGCCTACAATTTTGTCTTTAGTTAAATGCTCAAATACTGCCACAGGTGCTTTAACATCACAGCGATGGATAATTGCGTAATTTGTTTTACATATTTCTTGGTCACCAGGACGAGCTTGATACTGTGGTGTGCCGTTGAAGGTAAAATGTGGGCATTGTTGATTGATTTGCGCGAATGCAAATAGAGGTGCTAGTAAAACTAGCAATAGTAACTTCTTCATTTGTAACTCCTTATTTTATTATTATTATTTTCTTTTGTAACCAGCAAATCCTTTTACAGGACTTACCTTTTCTACGTCTGGCATTTCTTCACTATCTTGGGTAGCAATACGAACACAATCTTTAGGGCTCATACCCATTGTTTTTAAAGCATCGTCGATCCATGTTTCTACATTTGGATCATAACTAACTACAATTTCATCTTCACCAAAAATACTTTCTTTACTATAATCTGGAACACCGTCTTTTTTACGCTGGGCGGCACCTTTAGCACCAGCAATAGCTACGCCAAATCTATATTGCCAGTAAGGGTCATTATTTTGTAATTTAGGAATTTTAAATGCGCCAGGCAATGCTAAGGCTACGTCTTGTGTAATACTACCAGTACGACCTAAATTATCTTCAGTGATAAATTCCTTGGCTCTCATTTTCTTTTATAGCCTTTAAATCCTGTAACAGGACTTGATTTATGTGTATCTTCTGGTTCAACAGAACGATGATCAGATACCATGTGGTGCGTATTTGAAGGAACGGTGTTAAAAGCCTGTTTTAACATTATATGTTCTTCTTCTGTGTATGGGTGCGCTGTATTATATTTGTCATTCCATGATGAGGAATGTGCGCCTTTAATAGGTGCTGTAGATTTTCCATCAGCCATAGCGGCTGCCATCATAATACGGTTAAGATTATAAAGCCTATCTATACCATCGTCGCGAAAGTTATAAACTCCAGGCATAGGACCCTCGTGGTCTTTATGTAACTGAGTTTTAATTCCTTCATTAATAAATTCGTTAGCTCGCATGATTAGGCATTCAATGCGTTAACACCGTAGATAGCTGAACTTGCTGTGCCAATTTCTTGTGCTGTTGAATTGCCGCCAATAATAGTAAGTTTGTTACCGGCACCAACATAAATTTGTTCACGACTGTTAGCAGGAACTTGTGGAGCAACAGAATATAAATTACCAACTGCGGCAGGAGTAACTGTTGCTGTTATTGTGCCATTGGCAGTAGCGTTGGCACTGAGTGTAATACTTACACCAGGATTATATGCTACTACAGTTGTACTACCTGGAATACCAGTACCAGCAATGCCAGCGCCAACAGGAATATTAACAGTTCCAGCCGTTGATACTGTTGCGCTAGTGTTAGTTGTTGTAACTGTAGTAGTATAAGTCAGCGGAGGTAAAGCTACTGCGTAAACATTATAAGTTACAGGATTTGCGCCTGTAACAATTTCTGCTTTGTCTGTATACCAAGTAGTATTACTTGTTGCGCCTGCGATAACATTGGCTTGACTCATTTTATTCTAATTCCTTATTTTGTTTTAAATGACTGATATAGACTTAAGAATGAATCAACAGATTCTTCCATAGTGTGTAAACGATCTTCTTGACTAGCAACAACAGGGATAGTTGTTTGGCCTGTTGACTTAGGACCATTCAAGCCGCCGCTATATTGTAATGCGTCATCAGATTCTTCTTCATTGGAAGGATAGTCTGGCTCGTTTTGTGACACAGTAACATCAGCTTCGTCTAGTTCACCAGTCATTGTTGCGCCGTTAGCATTAGCTAATTGCTCATCGCATTGGCATGGTGTGCCACCGCAAGTGCCACATGAATCATCGTGAGCAATTTCAATACCAGGAGCAGCTTGTTGACCTAAACCCATGGAAGCTAATACTTCTTTAAAGCGAGCAACATCATCACCAGTTACATTAATTGTAATAGCTTCTTCTTCGTTACCATCTTCCATCTTAGTAGCTTCTTGTGATACATTTACTGACTCAGCTAACAATGTTTCAAATTGACGGTTCCATGAATCATAAATGCTGCCACCATAATTGATGCCACCTTTACTTGACTTGCCGCTAGTAGTTGCTGTAGCAACAGATCCAGAAGTAGTTGTTTCATCAACCTTTTCTTCTTTTTTGTCTTTGGCAGCTTTTTTCATTGTTTCTTTTTTATCGCCGTCTTTATCAACATCTAAAAAGTCTGGTTTAGCGCCTTCAGTTTTTTTAGATTTCTTATCAGACTTTTCTTCTTTTTTGTCTTTTTTTTTTTCTTCTTTTTTGTCTTCTTTGCCGGCAGTAACTTTGCTAACTACTTGAGCTACTTTTTTAGCAGCAGGAGCAAGTTTGTCAAAGAAATGACGTTTGCCTTGTTCAGCTTTTTCGTCAACCATCTCTTCGCCTTCTTCTTCCATCTTGTGCTTATAAGCACCTTTAGTTTTACGATTAGGAGCTTTACCTGTAGCTGGACGACCGCGGCCACGCTTAGGACCGTTGGCATCTGCTTCGCCATCTTCTGGCTCGTCAAATGTTTCTGGCTTGCGTGTATATACCTTACTATATCCTGTGTCTTTAACATCATGGCGACTAAATTGTGGCTTTTGATTAGCGGCTGCTTTTCCTGCGGCCATTGCGTCATCCCAACCTTCATCAGTTTCTTGATTGTCGCCACGTAACATAGCAAAATCGTTAGCGTCTAATTTACCGTTGTGATTTTTATCTAACTTTACTTGTCCGCCTTTGAGTTCTTCCCACATTGCGCACTCTTCTAAATCAACACCAGCGGCTTGAGCAAAACGACGAATATCAAAGCGTGGATTCTGTTGTTTGAAGATTGAAGCGTGATGTAATGCCATTTCTTTGCGTTTAGCTTCGTCAGGAATATTTTTTAATAAGTCAGCTACTTGTTGGAAGTGCTTACGACTTACTGACTCTTCCATTGTATCTTCATCTAAGTCTTTATCCATACCTGTGCCCCACATACCGTTGTAAGCATCGGCAGCATCAGCTGGACCGTTGTATGGTTTAGATACAGCATCTTCTTTTGCTTGCTGTTGTTTGTCATGTGGAGCTAATTTGCGATTCAAATAGTCCATAATATCTTCGTCGCTATAATCTTTTTCTTCAAGACTACGTGGAGGATTCATTTTCTTTTGTTGATCTTTTTGTGTCATTGGATCTGGCATACTACCGTGTATACCGCCAGCACCTTGTTCTTTAACTGGATATGTCTTACCATCCACTTTAATTGTTTCGCCTTTTTGAATTCCATCAGCTTTAGCTTTAGCTACTGCTCCTGAGAAAGCATTGCCTTCATCCATGTCTGCGCTTGCTTCTTTAACTGACTCATGTGCAGCACGAAGCTTGGCCAATACAGCGCCAGCAATCTTTTGGCCTTTTTCGCCACCACCAGATGACTTAGCAATCTTAGCAAAGTTCTTGCCTGGCTTGCCAATGTCTTTACCAGCGGCTGCTTTCTTAGCAGAGTAATCAGTTTCACCAACCATAGTGCGAACTGAACCTTGTAATAGTTTACCGTTAACCCGAATACCTTTGTCTGCGTATGCTTGAGCTTCTGCTTCAGTGTCAAAAGTTTTTACTGGTTTGCCGCCATTGTGTCCAACAATACAAACTCCATATTTTGTTTTTACTTCGTTAAGTTGACTAGTAAGTGCTGAGCGCATTTGTTTTTTCAATGCATCCCAATCTTGTTGTGTTTGAAGTGGACGAGATAATATTTTGTTAAGCGCATTACGATCCATGTTCATTAAATTGAATCTAATTTTTCCGTTGGCTATTGTGTAAATGTGCCCAGCTGGATTTTTATAATCAAGTGCGGCCTTAATATCTTGTGGAGTAAATAATGTGCCGGCCGCTTCTTCCATGGAACCGGAGCCACTAAAGTTCATTCCGCCTGTGCCATCTTCGGCTACTTGAGCATTTAATTTATCAGCTATTGCTTGTGCTTCATCTTGGTTTTGGATACCCTTTTTAACAGTCTTTGGGTTGTCACCAAAAAAGTTTGGTTGTTCAGGTTTTGCTTCAAGTTTAACAACACTATAAACTTTTTTAGGTTTGTTAGAACCTGGAACATCTACTAAATCATAAAATACTGAATACTTGACTAAGTTTTTATTTTTTGATGAGCCTTCGGCTACTTCATCGTTACCAATCAATGCTTCGTATGTAACATTTAATGTGCGACCGTCTTTTGTTTTTACAATACCAGCAGCAAACTGACCATAGGTATCTTTTTCTGTGACTTTAAGTAATTTTACTTTTCCAAAAATAGTATCAGAAATAATATCGCCTGGTTGTGGATCAAAGTCAGGCGCACTATTGGTTGAAAGTGTTGCTTCGTCTAAGTCACCAGAAATGTTATCCCAAAATTCGCAATTCTCGTCTCCCCATTTAGCACAGAACTGTTCGCGACTCATACGCTCAGCGTCACGCCACATCGCGTCTTTCATTGAGCCTTCTTTTAATGTCTTAGGAGTTGTGCCTTCCATTAAACTCTTCATGTCACTGCGTAGTGACTCTTCTAAAGTTTTGCGAGCTGGAGTTTTTTCAGCAACTTTGGCTACTTCTTTAGCAATTTGTTTTTGCTCGTTGCCAATATTAGCCAGTGTTTCGTTTAGTTTGTAAAATGGATTCATTTGTAATTCCCTGATGGTTGTGCGCCTGTTGCTGGTTTGCGTGGACGTTTTTCAGCGTGTGTCATTGGACTGTCATCGCCTGTTTTAAAATCGTTAGTTGTTTCTGCTGGCTTAGTTTTGCCACCAGCTACAGTAAAATTACTACGATAAGAATTTTTCAACACAGCATGATCATATGGACCAGTTGAATAATCTTTAACTAATTCTTTTTGTTTGGCATCATCAGCAGGATAAGCTGTGTCATCTAACAAAGACTCAGGTTGCTCTTCTAATTTCTTTTGATATTCAGCATTGCTATCATCATATGCTACAGTTTGCATAATAATTTTATTTTCATCTAAGCCTAATAGTCGAGCAATTTGTTTGATTTGTGGCTCAATAGCTGGATAGCGTAGCATAACATCTAAACTAGTAACTTTCTCATTTTCAAATGCTGGGAAGTCAGCTGGCTTAGCCTGAATAGGAGTGCTTTTTTCAGCACCAATTTTTTCTGGATCAAACTGATCTAATTTACTTTTAAGTAAGTTTAGGAATCCAGTAGGTAAATCACCAACTATTTTGATTCTATAGTTGTATGTACGTTCGCTTTCGGCTAGATAATCTTTAAAATTTTTCATGGTACTTTTCCTGTATATTATATTTATACTAAATGTCTTTTTGCGCTCTATCGCTAAGTAAGCGTTCTAAAAGGTCATTACGTGACAATACTTGCCCTTCTGCTGTAGGTAAGTTTTGGAGTTCATTTGATCGTTTAGCAGCATCCTGATCCAGCTTTAATTTGCGCAATTGCAAGTCAATCATCTTTAATTTCTTGTTTAATTTAGTTGTTTTAGCTGTTAATGCGTGTCCCAACATATTTCCAGCTACAGCAAATAGTTCTGCGGCAAATCTACTGTCAACGTTCATACCCAAAGTAGATAAATCTTCGTAACTTTGTTTGGCTAAATCTGCTAAATCGTCAAGTTCTCTATCCGAAGCATCTAAGTCCCTGATAGCTGGTAAAGCGGCATCTATTTTATCTATAGTATCGTCTATTTCCACAATAGCTGTGCGTGTTTCTTCTACCGTCATGGTTTCACTAATAACGGGCTCTTGTTCTTCTGAAAGTTTGTCAAATCCAAAAAGTTCTTCAAGGCGTTTAGTAATTTTGAATCTCCTTATCTGTCCAAACTCGTTTTCCGTCTACAATTTTCCACGTTTTGCCACGTTTATCATCCCCACATTTAAGTTTCTGCGCCGGGGTTCGATTTTTTCTAGCAGCTTCGGCAGCCAATAATGCAGGAGTTTTGGTTTTCTTTTTGCCAATCATTCCTTGACGCATATTTTCAATGCGCTCTGGAGTATAGCTTTCAGGCTTGCAACAAGAGTTTCTCATACGGGCAGATAATTCTTCTGGTGTCATTTTACTTAATAAATCTGTTTGCGTTTTTGATATCTTATCCTTTGTTTGTTGATTGGGAGGTGGTGCCCAATTTGGGTGCCCTATCATTTTAACCGAACGTTTTTTAGCTGACTCGGATCCTGCTACATACCCACCGCCGTTGCCTTCTTCGGGTTTTAGGTTAGCCCATTCTTTGCTATCAACTACATTCCAAAGTTCCGAGTAGTATAGCCCTTTACTTCTTAGTTCTTCTTTGCTGTCAGTTTCAAATAATATTTCTGTATCAATATCATACCCATGCTTATCGCAGTGATGGCGCCAATATGTACCAGACCCTTTATATCTGTAAGGATTTTTGGAATTAGTGGTACCGAGATATTTTAGCCCGGTTACCCTATGAGTTTTTTTGTAAAGATAAATTGTCATACAGCTATTTACTGTATTTTTGTCAGGCGCTTACTTCTTTTGGCTGCCTTGATGGAAGATATTTTCTTCTGTAAGAACACGAAATGTTATGCCGTTTTGTCTAGCCCATTTAGTGGCTTGATCCCATTTAGCATAATTAACAGCTATAACTGCTTTTTCACGGTCTTTCATTTTAGCTTCAACTACACTTTGGCTTTTTGGTTTAATTTCAATTAATTCAGTTTTGCGTGTGTTGTTTGGCCCTTTATAAGTTACAATAAAATCAGGAACATACATGGTCATTTTGCCGGTAAGTGGATGTCTATAAGGTATACTAAGAGGTTCTGATGCCCAGTTTACAACATTATCATTTGAATCAAGGAACATCATAAAGGTCATTTCCCATCCCGAACGGTACCTAGGTTTGCCTTTTCCTACATATTTGTCTGTGTTACGCACTTCGTAAGTGCCTTGGCGAAAATTAGCCATGAAGTTTACTGTCTAATATTGTGTGCCACATAATAATTTGGCGTTATTGGAATTTGTACACCCATTTGTGTCGATGCTGATTGAAAAGTGTTAAGATAATAAGCAAACACTAAACTAACTTGCGGTGCCGAGGCGCCTTGAATATCTTGTAATAGTGTTACAGCTGGTTGCCCAGTTACACTAGCAATACGAAATAATGTTGTTGTAAAGTTTTGAGCTTGTGCTTCTGTATTAAAAACTGATTTAAGATAACTATAAACAGTATCATACTCTGGGCCAGATATTGCTTGTGAGTAAGAACGAAATCTATCAAAAATTTGAACTGTTCTATCAATACGAGGATTAGTTGCGTTAATAGTTGTCATAATTATATTCCTAATTGCGTATCGTTATTAACAGTTTGACCAAACGTATTAGTTATTGTTCCTGCTCCAGTATCTTGAGTCAATGTTCCAGCGCCAGATATAGCTGACGGTGCTGTTGGAATAAATAATCCTTTAGCCGCATCTTGCAATTTACCCGCTAATGTTCCTAATGTGTTTGTATCAGATCCTGATAAACTATTTAATCCGCCATTAATAAGTTGACCAACTCCAAGTTGTTGACTAAGAGCACTTCCTGTTAATGTATTAAGCAATGTGCCGGCTGTTTGTACACCGCCAAGAACATTTTGTAATCCACTTAATCCAGCTGTTGTATTATTAAGATCTTGTACAGTACCCGATACCGCAGACACAACACCACTACCACTGTAAACTGTTTCGCGTCCATAAGGAGTAGTAATACTTGATGATTTTGTATCATAGTGCGCATTATCCGCAAATCCAGAAACAGAATTGGATGGTTGATTAGAACCAATATCGCCCATAAAATATTTCACCGACTCATATTCAAAGGACATTTCATTTTGCATTATTCCGCCACCTTCGTTATAATCGTAGTTATCGCCGCGCCAGCCAGTAATTATTGGATTAATTAATGTCCATTGCGCAAATTTCTTTTGACTAAGTCCATAGATAGTAATGTCTCGGAAGAACGCAGGTTTGCCGCCCATGCCTGAAAATAATAAATTGGTGCCATCGTGATATGTTTCGCCCTGAAATCCCCAGTTAGCACTAGCTTGTTGCTGACTATAAATGTCAGATGTGTTATAGTTAAAAGCATTTGCTTGCGTCATTAAGCGACCCATTGTGCCTGACATATTTGAAATTCCTGCGTATTGGTGACTTGGATCACCGTAATAATAAGAATAATAGTTATACCACATATTACGAATTAAATCGGCTTGATCGTCATGGAATACAATGCGACTAGGCTCGTAACGCATTTTAGTTTGTACAACACGTTTGCGATTATATTGATTTAGTACTGTAGTGTCAATTTTAAATTTAGGTAACTCGGCACTTTTGACTAGTAAGCTAATAGTAGAAATAGCACCAGATCCATAAGCGGCTTGTAGCTGTGGAATGTTTGCTGTGTTTATATTAAAATAAACATGGAATAGAAATTTGAGTCGCGGGCTATACTGATACCCATTGCTTATAAACGTCTTTGATGCGTGGGTATAATCTTTTAACTGCGGATCAGTGGCGTCTTGTAATGATTGATTACCCTGTCCTAGGTATCCCTGGACTGACATTTAGTTTAAGCGGCTGTGCCTGCGCCAGTAGCTGTTCCGGTAGGAGTACGAGTAGCATTAATTACTTCGCCAACTCCAACAGTAGCACCAGCTTGATTAACTTGAACAGCGTTATCAAACGTAATTGACATAGTAATCTTTACTGCTTCAGATGTACCATAGTCCATTGTATTGTAGTTAACATCTTTTAAGTAGCAACCTAAAATGTTCCATTGCTCTAATACTACTGGAGCAGCGGTTCCGTTACCACCGTCAAGTACTTGGAACTGTGTAGTAAACTTATAATCAATAGCAGATGAAGCTGAGCTTTGCTCTAGGAAATCTAATTGCTTTTGTAACTGTTCACCAACTAATTTACTTACACTACCCTGCGCATCATCTCGCAAATCGCAAGTAATATCGCTCCATTTATATTTTCCAGCAATTTTTACACTACTGTTATAAATTGGTAACATGATTTCTGTAAATTCAACGTGTGGACGATCAAACTTCATAACCTGTTTAGTTAATTCTGTTGTTGGTGTACTAATACCAAAGTTGGTAAAAAACACACGAAAGCGAAACGCTAATTTCGGCATCAACAAACCCTGCGTTGGCGCACTTTGGTCTGTTGGCAGCGGTACTGTCATGTTAGTTAGTGATGATGTTGCCATTTGTTAATCTCCAGTTACTTTTATTTAGTTAATATTTTTGGGCAAAAAGTTTCCTCTTTGCCCATGTCCTTTAGGCAATAGCCTGTTGAGCAATAGCGCCAGTATTTTCAATACGCAATGGAATATAGATGAATTCCACTGCTTTTACTGGTTCGATAGCAATATCTACCCACAACTGATTTTGGTCAATTGTAGTAGGTGTATTATTTGTATTGTCGCAAACAACCAAGTAATCGTAGATACCGCGTTTAGCTACAATATCAAGCAACAAGCTAGTGATAGAGTTAGCGATTTCTGTACGAGTAATTTGATCGTTAGGTTCAAACAAGTATTGCTTGCCAATTACAACTAATCTAGCACGAATAAACGCTACCAAACGAGCTACGTTAATACGATCCAATGCTGTAGGTGTTAATTGTAATGTTAAGTTACCAAAGTTTACAATACCAACACCTGGGATAAAGGTAATTGGATTGATATGAGCTGGGTACAATACATCGCGTAATGCTTGTCCAACACTTAATGGCTCAAATACACCAGTGATACCGTTGAGATAACCTAATTGGAAAGCATTATCAATAATACCACGACGTGTTCCAGCTGGAGCTAACCATGGATAAGCTACTTCGTCTGAACGGATAATTGTACGAACCATCATGTGACTTGGATATGTAACAACTGTGTTTCCACTTAAATCAAATGTTTCACAACTTGGGTAGAATGTACCTGAGTAACTATCACCAGAAGCCAAGTTACCGTCACCTGTTGCTCTGCCTAAGCCATCATTATTAGTGGACCAGTTAACAACATCAGTTGGGGTCAAACGCAACGGTGTATCAATAATGTTAAATGCTACGTTGTTAATTTCATTGTTCAACTCTACCATGTTAGTTGCCAACTCTGGATATCCAGGAACAGCAATTAAGTTATAGTAGTTTTGTTCTTCACGAATAGCAGCATTGTTATCAATAGCACTACGTAAAGATTCAACGATGATTTGACGTTGTGATTGACGACCCATATATGGAGCACCGTCTGGGCGTGAGCCCGAAGCAGATAACCATGTGTTTGTAACTTCTTGGATGGACCACTCAGCCCCCGACGTATCAGGCGTTAGATTTATATTATTTTTAATACAAGCATAGTTATATCCACCGTACGACACATATTCACCAATAGTGTATGCTGTTGTTGAAACCCAGTCATATGTTGGATAGCTTTGATTGTTAAAGTAATTCTCTTGGAATGTTTTAACATTAAAGCCTGAACGCCGTGTGTTCCATAACAAAATACCTTGTGGATATAACAATGCGTTTGGAGCATCTGGGTCTAAATAATTACTGGTTAACAATGATTGAATTGTTGGTAATGCATCAGTAACTGGGTTGGTAACACCGTTAGGTGCCCAACGAGCATCTTGAAATAATACACCACTTGGATCTGTTTGATTGGTATTATCAATCAATACCCATTGTGGTACGCCACTGACATTTTCCCAACGATATAATAATGGATAATCTTCTAAGTCAGCTGTGCTAACCCACAAATCACCATACTGTAATGGACTTTCAGCCACATCAGTTTGTGTAGTTGGAGCTGTAGCACTAATAATAGGACCAGTAGCATTACACAATGTTAAGTTATAGCCACGAGCATCTGAAGTAACGTTCTGATAACCTTGCCATACACCGTTTTCTTGGATCATAATATCTACTTGTGTAGGATCGCTATAATACCAGTATGTTCCTGTTGTAGGATCTTGATATGGAGCAGAGTTAGAAGCTGTGTATGTAAATGTTGGACTACCTACCCAATTAGATAAAATTAAGAATGTTGGAACACCGCCAGAAACATATGAGACAGAATATCCTTGACGAACAAATGATGTATTAGTTGTAAATCCAGCATCAGTAATAGGAGTACCTGTTAAGTTTGTCAAGTAAATATCACCGCCTGCGCTATGAGTAAACACAATAGATCCAGCACTATTAATACTAGCACTAACGTTAGCAATTCCAGCGGCGCTAACCGCCGCAATAAATGCTGAAGCAGTAGTACCATTAATTGTACAAGTTTTAGTAGCGACTGTTGCTGTTCCAGTTTGGGTAGCACTAAGTCTAAAGGTATTACCACTTATAAATGTTTGTGTGGTATTACTACCAGTTACAATAGTAGGCCCAGTAATATATCGTTCAAAAATTTCCAAACCGGCTGCGCCGTTGTTTAATGGATTATACTGAGCATAAGTTGATGTAGCTGGAATATTATATCCGCCGCCTGCTGGGTCTAATCCATAAATTGCTTGTGAATCGTTAGAATATAATGGACAAGATTGAGCAACAAATGTACCCAATGTTGAATTGTATCTGCTTACAACTAACGCAGTACCTAAGTTAACTGAGTTAGTTTTTTGCCATACAGAACCTGTTGGGGCTCCACCTGCTGGACTTGTACTATAAGTATTCCATTGTGGTACTGTGTAACTTGGGCTAGATTGTAATACTGGAGCATGATATGTTCCAGCAGTTATGCCTAATGTAGTTAATGCTGTGCCGCCTCCAAGATTAACAATATTAATAGTGCCTGTAGTATAGTAAACATCACCACCACTAACATAGGTAGCGGTAGAAGTATTAGCGTAACTTACTGCAGTTGTTGAGCAAGCAGTAACAGTAAATGTGCCATTGTAATCTGTTGTACTAGATCCACTACTAACAACTCCAGAAACTGTAATTGT